TTTCTTAAAGGTTTTACATCCATTGCAATTCCATTAAGTAAAGAAGCAAATGGAGGGTACATGTGTTTACTTAATATTGGCGATGTAAATGAATCTGTAAATACGTTTTGATATGAAAATTCAGGGTTTAATCCTGTAGCTCCAGCTCTGATTAATCTTGTTGGACCTCCCATGTATTTCGCAATTTGATTCCAACCTCTGTGATCGCTGTATCTGAACATTCTTGCCAATTCTTCACCAGCTTCATAAATTTCTCTTTTACCATTTCTAACAACTTCTATTTCTGTATTTTTTAAATAAGATTGTTCTTTTCTAAAAATACTAAAGTGTTCAAATTTAGATTCTGGAATATTTTTTGTATCAATACCAGCATTTTCTAAATCTTTTCTTGTTGGTCTGGTAACCTTTACTCTTGCTGGAACTTTATAAAAATCTGAAAATTCTTCAGGTCTAGCTTTTTTAATTTCTAAAATTAGATCAATTAATTCTCTAGTGGCAAAGTTTTTTTCAAACTTTCCAAGTAATAAATATGTATTTTTTACAGTAGTTTCTATAGGGGAAAATATTTTATCTCCACTTCCTTTCATGGCTTTAAGGGGGTTTACGCCAGATCCTACACCAGATCCAGATCCAGATTTCATAGCTTCTTGCATTCCTATTTCTGGAACTCTTGCAAAAGAAACATATTGATTTCCTTTTTGAGTATATGTTTCAAATTGTTCTTTAGAAAAGAATCCCATGTCAAGACCATAAGAAGCAATTTGTTTATTATAATCTACAGTATCTTCTTGTATTTTTTCTAACTTACTACCCTTATGTTTTGCAATAAGATTTTTTGCTGCAGTAAGATCAACACCAGTCTTTATTTCTACAGACTCAAGATAGACAGACCTTTTTGCAATCATAAGAAGATCAACAAGATCTGTCTCTTCAGTTGTTAGTTTACCAACTCTTTCAACTAAAGATTTTCCATTTACTTTGTTTCCCTTGGTAAACCCAGTTCTTGTTCCCTCCCCATTTACAAAAGATTCTGCAATACCAGAATACCCTGGCTGACCTGTTAATAATTTATATGGATCAATTTCTTTTTCATAATTTTTAATCCCAAGTTCTTTTGCTCTTTTGACAATTTGTGCTGCATAACTATTTGTATCAATACCATAATATAAAAAGTTATTTATAAATTTTTTGTAATCAAAAGCTGTATTCACAACTCTTTCTTTTACATAACTCTCATTAAATATTTTTGCAGCATCTGGATCTTTTGGAATATCCGTTCTACTTAATTGCAATTCTTTATTTTTTATTTCATTTTCTAATTTAGCTATTCTTTCAAAGTAAGGTTTTACTTTATTGTTTGTGTAATCAACAGACTCCTGTCTATTTCTTAACTCAATTTGTTCTCTAGTTATTCCTGCTGCAGCTTCTTTTTTTGTAGGTATTACTTCTTGTTTTTTTCTCAACTTCTCCACTTCTACTCTAGCATCCTCATATACTTTTCTAGTTTCTGTTTTTAAGTTGTCTAGTTGTACATTCAAAGATCTTATTTCAGATATGGGTTCATTTACTATTTTTTCATTAACAACAATTTTTTCTACTTTGGGAACTTCCTCTTTAAAAACAATATCTAAAGATCTAACTCCTTTTGAATTAACTGCTAATAAATTTTCTAAAATACTTCTATCTCCTTCTGATATAGCTTTTTCTAAAAGTTGAGATTGATGCAAACCAGTTTCGTTTGTTACTTTATCTATATTTTTTTTAACATGGTATCTTCCAGCAGGTAAACCAAGAATTGTTTGTATTAAAAAACTTTCAGGATCTGGCATATCATCCCCCATAAGGAGTGCAGCACTTGTCATTGCAGAACTAAAAGCAACTGTGTTTGCTATTGTTCCTCCACCAAAAGCTCCAGCAACTCCAGCAGCAGCAGAACCAGCACTAATCATTATTCCTTCTTTAACTCCTTGAGATAAGGATTCTCCAAGTAAAGACCAAAATTCACTTTGATTCTGAACCTGACCATTTTGCCTCATGTCTGCATACATTGCTCTTATAGTTCCCCAACCAGCAACACCCACAAACATATTTCCTCCAGCTAAAGCTGTTGAACCAACATATCCTGGAATTTCAAAACCCAAGCCTAATGCTTCAGCCGCTAACTTTTGACCAAACCCCATTCCTTCTGGAAGAGGCACATTCATTTCAGCACCATATTTTCCACCACTATGAATATTTAACATGGCATTTACAGTGCTATCTCCTAATTTAGATCTCCAGATAGGTTCAAGATTTCCATCTTTACCCCAAACACTTAATTTTATTCTGTCGGCTATTTCAGAGTAAGTTGCTGGATCTATATTTGGATCGTTTAGTTTTTCCAAATCTTCTGGAGAAACTAAATCATTAATTCCATCTCTCCAAAACTCTACCATTTTTGTAGCGTCTGGTTTTTTTATTCCAAAATAATTATTAACCTCTTCTTGAGAAAAACCAGCTCCAGTTAAATCAGACGATTCTTTTTGAGCATAATCCTGTAGCTCTGTGTCTGTAAAACCTGCAGAGCTTAAATCATTAAGGCTAAGAGCTTCAGGCATTATCTACCTATTCTTTTTTTATAATCTTGTATAGATTCGTTTTTAAGTCTTAAGGGTAATGTTATTTGTTCTTTACCAAAAGTTTCTTTCATTGTTTTATTATTTTTTAATGCTTCATTAAGAGATTGTTCTACTTCTCTTGGATTTCCAATATAAGAAACTAAATCTTTTCCAATAAAGTTGTCTCCTTTATAATTTAATAAATCAACAGAAGATATGTTTTTATTTCTACCAGCTATAAATTTTTGTAACATATCATTTTTAAATTTATTTAAGCGATTGTCAGCAGTAATATCTAAATATTTTGCATAGGTAACTCCCTCAACTGCTGGAGAATATTTATTAATAAAATTAAAAAAATCTTTTTGGTCATCAATAAATTGCTTATTATTTGTGTTTGGTAATAAATAATTTGTGTAAAATTTAAGATCTACATCCATATTAACCCCATCCCCAGCTCTTTGTAAAATACTTTTTGCTTTAGTTTCTCCAGGCAATGAAAAGGGTGTTGATAAATCTTTAATTTCTCCGTTTAAAATTTTATTTGTTATTTCATTATTTTTATAATAGTTGCTTATTTTTTTTAATTCATCATTTCCCTGCCTAGTAGACAAATCTATAAATTGTTGTTTTGAATTTTGTAAAAAGGTATTATCTTTTACATCCCCAAATATTTCGTTTATTGCTAATTTGCTTATTATTCCATTATTATTTTGCATATTTTTATACACATTTAAACTTTTATTTATTTCTGTTACTCTTGCCTCATTCATTATTGCAGAATTAACACTGTTTATCTCTGCATTGGATTCTCTTTTTTTCTTATCTAAATTACTAAAAAACTCTTCCTTTTCTCCTTTGGTTAATTTTTCAAATAAATTTATTTTATCTACATTGCCATTAAAAGTTCCAGATTTTGCTTGGTTATAAGAATCTTGAATAGTCATTGGTGTTGATGTTCCAGCAACCACATCCAACCCATCTGATAAAAAATTAAAAGTATTTTCTCTAATCTTTTTATTAGCTTTGTCAGTAAGATCTCCAAAAGATTTGCTATCTAATTTTAATTCACCAGATTTAATTAATTGATTAAATAATTCTGGTTGATTTTTATCAATTAATGTTTGAGCTAATTCTTTATGACCAAACTGTATAGTTCCTAATATTAATTCTTTTTTTTGCCAGTCTTGCACATCTGCAATTTTACTGATTGCATCAATTCTGTTTTGATTAAAAATAGATAAATAATCTGGTCCTATAGTTTTTAAATTAATAATATCTCTTTGAGTGTCTTCTCCAACAACTATTTTTTGATTATTATACAAAGTATCTCTTGAACCTTTAATAACTTCTTGTTTGAATAAAAGCGATGTAGCTTGGAATTTTTGTTCAAGAGCTTTTCTAGTAAAATTATCTAAGCTATCAAGTTTGGTTGTTTTTGCACTTTCCCATAACTGTTTTACTTTTTCATCATATAGTCCAGGTACTTGACTTGGATTTCCATTGTGCTTTAATTCATCTTGAATTGAATACAATCCTTTTGTTCCATCTTTTTGATCTCCATAAAGATCTCCTAATATTTGTAGAGCGTTGGTATTAGCTTCTGCTGTTCTTTCTTTTACATAGTAATCAGTTAATGCGTTTTGTATTCCTCCAGCAAAATTTGGCATAGGAGCTTGGATATTTGATTTAACGCCACCTACTTCTGCGGTTGGTCTAGCTTGTGTTTGAAAGATTGGTATTTTTGGCATTTAATTATGTTTTCATTTTCATCAAACTTGTTCCAGTTTGAGTTATGGTATTTATTTGTGCCAATTTAGCTTGTTGTTTGTATAGTGTTCCTTGTATTCTTGCAAAGTTTGCTTCTTCTAATTTCTTACCTACAGCAACTTTAGAATTATAATCCATAACATCTTTTTGAATTTCAGCTTGTTCTGCGTTATATCTTAATATTCTTAAACCAGATCCTGACAGGTCTACTCCAGATTTATAAATTCCTACTTTAGCTTGTCCTTGTAATTGAGTAAATTGTTGATCAAATCTACCAATATCAAACTCTAATTGTTTTTCTATCATTGCAGCTTCTTGTTCTGCAATCGTAGCGTTTCTATTTTGAACAGCTTGATTATATTTACCTATAGCACCTTGCTGTTGGTATTGCATTACACCTAGACCTGCTACTACTGCTGCTGTCCAACCCATTAGAACAACCTCGCATATCTATAATGGTCTGAACCATCAAATCCGTATTTCTTCATTAATCCTTCTTCTTCTAATCCTAACCATTTAGCAAACTTCAAACCCATAGTAAAATCTGCTCTTACTGCGGTTTGTACTCTTACTATTTGATGTTCTTTTGCCAATCTTGCAAAATTCTTTTTAATAGCTCTAGCTATAACTAATGGATGATTCCAAACTTTATTACTTGCCAATACCCAACCCTCTGCAACTCCGTTCCAAATAATTTTCATTCCAGCAGATGCAATAGGTTCATCATTAATAAGACAGGTATAAGCTAAGCCTGTTTGTTCTAATTCCATTGCTTCTCCTTCAAACATTGCGTCTTTATCCATAAGAACATGGTTCATCTGGTTAGCTAGAATAATCTTACCATGTTTTGAAATATAAGGAACTATTTGTAAAATATCTTTAATCATTGGTTTGTAATTCTGGGTATAATGATAAAACAGTTAAAGGTAAAGGTTGAGTTTGCCTAACAAATATAAATCCATCTGTATCATAATTACCTCTAAATTCTACTGCTTTGTCTCCTGTAAAGGTAGGTATACCTTGATCCATCACATCTGCAGATGTACGGAAAGGTATTCGTTCCATATCAGAAAGATTAGGTCCTACTTCTACCCCTATACTTTCATATAGTCTTACAGTAATATCATAAATTCTTTTTGTTTTTCCTTGTGATGTACCATTCTGAGAACCAGCGTCTAATCTCATAGTTTGTAAAATAGAACTATATCCTAATCCTACTTTTACATTTGTAGATGCTCTATCTAAAGTAACTACTCCAGCAGTTACTACTTTGACAGGATGGGTTGCACCATTAGCTAAGATGTGAACTGTTTGACCTTCTAAATGATCTAATCCAGAAACAGTAGAAACAGCAGTTCCACTATAACTTAATGCACTGTCTAAATAATTAAAGCTAGTATTATCAGTTTCTACAAAATCAACATTGTTTAAATATTCTACATATCTTTTTGTAATACCATTAACTGTTCTTTTAATAATAACCCAAACTTGGTATTCAGCGTCATCTGTTGGTATCACTGCAACGCTTTCACAAACTACTTTACCTTGATTGGTTGCAGTAAGTCTAGCAGTGTCAAAACTAGAGGCAGTTAAGTAACCCAAGCCTGTTGATACTACTTCTGTAATAGTAACTACATTAGTAGAAACAGTGGCTGTAAAATCAGTATTTGCATCAATAAGAGTTTTTAAATTAATAGCTGTTTGGTTGTTGCTAGTAGTCGTGTGGAACAAACCAGCAGTAACGGCAGTGGCAGAAGTGAAAGTAGTCTTTTCACCATTTGATTTATTTAAAACAATTCTTGTTCCATTAGTAATGTTTGCATAATCTGTAACTGTAATAGTAGTTGTTCCGAAGATACCACCAAAAATATGTCTGTGCCAGGCTGTTACTTGCTGTTCTCTTTGATAAGTTAGTCCTACTAATTCTCCATCTGCTCTTGCAGCATAAATAATTTGATTAGGTTCTTGTTGGTAAGCGAGTTGAATTAAACCACCCTCTGTAACGTGTTCTGCAAGGATAGTCATGTCAGGAGCAAGGTAGCCATCTACATCAAAGTTGTAAGCTAGTTCTCTGATTTTTCTTTTAGCTCTTTGTAGAAACAGAGTTGCGTTACCTACTGCTATAGCATCTACATTGGCTGAACCATGATTAGATTGTTTCTTAATAAGAATGTTGGTTGGAGTAACTGCAGAATCTGTACCTCCACCTGATACTGTAAATTCACCTCCTGCTGTACCTATAATTAAAGTTCTAGTCGCAGTCATAAAACGAATTGCATTTACTTGGTTGGAAGCAATCGTATAAATAATAGCATCATCATCAACTATAGTTCCTCCAATGTTTGCATCCATGTTTTCATAGTCTCCAGACTTAGAAAAAAATATAGTTTGTGGTTCAGAGGTTGTTCCAGCAAATATTAATCGTTGTTCAAAAAAAGTTACACAAGAAGGATGACCTGTAGTATCGCTAAATGCTCCTAATGACCAATCCGCATTAGCTGTAGTATTTGCTATAGCTGTAGTAATTGTAACAACTACAACTGTTGTGCTTGTTCTAGCTGTAATTTCTGCATAACCAACACCTATTCTCATTTGTCTGCCAACATCAGTTGTTAAAAAACCAGAACCACCATTAATTCCTGTGATTGCAGAGGCGGTTACATTTACACCACTACCAACACCAGCAGAAGCTGGAGTAAAAGTTGTTGTAGTTATATTTGAATCTAAGAATGGTCCATTAGTAAAAGATATTTCATCTAAACTCCAAGTCGTATGACCTGTTCTTGATAATTTTGATGCTTCGTGAGCTGGATGTGTAATGTACATAACATCTGCAGACTGTGCAAATTTAATATCAAATAGTTGTGCGGTTGTGTAAGGAGTAGTAATTTCAAATACTTTATTAGAAACTCCATCAGAAACATAAGTAGTAAAGCCAGTGCTATCTGTAGTTACTCCCTCTTTATTAGTAAGTTCAAATGTGTTGGTTGTAACTCCTGCAACTAAAAATCTTTTGCCATTAAGCTCTGTCATTCCCACTACTTCTGTAATAACAACTTCGTCTCCATTAGAGTAACCATGAGAATTAGAAGTTACTACTGCAGGATCGGCTTGGGTAACATTTGTGATTACTTTGTCTGCTTCTAATACTGAACCATTATCTTTGAAGACACGAATTTTAAGATTAGAAAACTCAAGCATATAGGTTTGAGTGGTAGAAAATTCAAAAGGAATAAGTCTTGTTTTGTTAGCACTGTTTGCAACTTCTGCAACAAACGATGTACCTGGTCGTCTAGCAGCAGCACCATGAGGATATACAATTAAATTTTCTAAAGTCTTACAGCCTGAAGTATATTTAGTAAGATCATTACGACCATCTAATCTAGGAGATAATTCTCCTCCTGTAAAGTTGGTAAGCTGTACCGCAACTCTAGCCATAGATTAAAACCTTGAATTGATAAAAGTACCAGCATCAAGAACATCTGACATTCCTAAATCTGGTGATACATTTTGACCTTCTGTAGAATCTACAAATCTAGCATCTCTTAGTTTGTTCTGAAATAAAGTATACATATTCTGGGTAACAGGATTAGAAGAAGTAACTCCATAAGCAATGTCTGCACCCAATGCGGCAGATAAAGTTTCTCTTAGTAATTCATCATACTCATTAGGATCGGTAACTCTTGCAACATATAAAATCTTCATAGAAGAAGTGTTGCTTAATACTTTTCTACCCTCTACTTTGTAATTAGAATCATAATCTAAAATAACTAACAATCGTAAGCAGTCTGCAGGTAAAGTATATTGGTAACTAAAACCCCAAGCTGGAGCAACTGAGTCTGCTGCTAGTTCTATTCTTTTTTGTAAACAGTTCCATGGGTGAGATCTAAACAAAGCATCTCTTACTTGAGTATATCTTGAATTACAAAGTCTAGCGTTTTTTGAATCTTCTGTTAAGGAAAGAATAGTTGTAGCTCCTAACTGATTTAATGCTCCGTTACAAATGTCTACAATAGATGCCATATTTTTTATAAATTTCTTTTTGTGTTAAACCTTGTTCGTCATTCTTTTGCTTAGTTCTGCTATTAATATTTAATACATCAATAACTTCAACTAAAGCATATCTATACACTTTATTATCGTCTTGCCACTGAAAATGCAATAATTCTTTAATATCATTATATATATCAAGATTTCTTGGATCAAAATCAGCTATTGTCATTTGTAATGATATAATTTCTTCTTAACTTCCTTGGTGTTAGGGATTTCCAAATTTCTTTTTCTGTCATCTCCCACTTATCATCAAATCCACAATGAGCTTTGGAAGTGTGCTTAAATCTATCTACTAATACATACCTGTATACATAATTGTCTTTTTTAAAATGTAGTACAGGTTTTAACTCTTTTATTTTATTCATAAAAGATGGGGGATTGCTCCCCCACCTAGACTATTGATTAGTCTTTAACGTATAACATTTGCAACTGAATAGTACCAGTACCATCAGCACCTGCTAAGGTAACTGTAACTGGAATACCATCTTCGTCTGCATCAACTACACTATTTCTACCTAAAGCCATAGTGTCTGCTGCAACAACTGTTGCTGCAGAAGTTGAAGCGGCAGCCGCTTTATATTCATCCACGTCAAGAGCAACTGTTGCTCCTGAAGAGTCTGTATAAGCACCATGTCCAACTGCTATAGTAGTACTTGCACCAAGAGCATCATAACTTACTGATCCACTTAGAACTCTAGCACCATTAGGTATTGTAAACATAGTTACAGTAGATTGTTCTGCACTTGCTTCGTACTCTGCAAACGCAATTCTCACTCTACCAGACAGTTCATTAGTATCAACCTTCTCAGAAGGAACACTAACTATTTTCGTATATTGTATTGAATTAGCCATATTTTATATCCTCCTATTATGCTTCTACGCAAGTTATACCAAGAACTTTAGCTTCTTCCATTCTAGTAGCACCAATGCTTTGGCAGTAGTACACTTGAGTGGCATAAGATTTATCAGCTCTTTCGTCAATTCTAGCGGAAATATCTTTTCCGATAGCTAGAGTAATTCCATCTTGTGCGAAGGCTAAACAAAGTCTGTCATTACCAGATTTTGCAAGTCTATTTGATGTTGTAAATTTAAACCCAAGAAACGTGTCAATTTCACCATGAACCAATGCTTTGATTGTGTTGAAATCTGAATTCGTTACTTCAGTTGTTCCTAGTAGATTATTGATTTGCTCAGGTCCTACCACTATGTGTCTAGGAATTGAAGGATCAACATCAGCTAAATCAAATGTCTGCTTAGCAGTTCTTAATTTAGCGATAGTTAAACCAGTTGATGCACCTGCGATAGCCGTTTGTGCAGCTACTGAAGTTGAACCAGTTTCACCTGTGTATGCAGTTGCCGAAGCAGCAGCAATAATCACATCGTCTATAGCTCTACCCATTGCCATTGCAGCAGCTTGAGCGTAAGAAGATGTTGGATCTATTAAAAGACGTACTTTGTCTTGTTGATCTATTAAATCAGCAAATTCATAATCCGCAAGAGATACTCTTCGTCTTGAGTGAGGAGTGTCTATTTGTGGAGTGTCTGAATGTCTGCTAGTTTTTAAAACTGCAGTTACTGATCCAACTTGATCAAAGAAAGCATTTTTTCCTGTAACGCTTTCAAGTCTGACCTTGTCTCTTAATAATGATCCCATTTGTTGAGATAACATTTGTATGTTAGCAGAATACTGCTGTACAAATGCTGTAGTTATTTGTGATGACATATTTGTCTCTCCATTATTAAAGTTGAATATTAATTTATCCCTATTGACAAATTAATAAATTTATTAATCAGAAAGGTTCTCCATCGTAATTGATAGGCATCTCTTGCATTTAAAGTCTGTTAGACTAGAGTCTATTCCTTCTTGTCAGTAAGGTTCTTGCGAATTGTCTTACCTGTAACCCATTTATAATAAATATCTGCGATTGGCAAGGGGTTATTTTTCTGAACTTCAGAGCCTGTTTCCTTAACTAATCGCAGTATTTCCAATCTCATTTCTTGATCACTTAGATTATTATGTAGCATTTAACATTTCTCTTAAGGTGTATACTTGCTGTACTGCCTTATCGTGATCTGGATGATTTTTAACCCAATAAGGACTATTTCTATCCTGAGTTAAAGCAGATATTTCAGATTGAATATCTTTTGAAGTAGTAGCGTTTCCACTTTCTGTAGAAAGAATTTTATCTTCCGACATCATTCCAGCAATTTTTGCAAAGCCTTTAATAATTTCTGGATGATCTCCTACTCTTGTACCATCTTTTAATTGCATATCTAAAACATCTGGATTGATATTTGCTTTTGCTAATGCTCCAGCTTGTTTTACTTTAGATTCAAAATCTCTACCCCATTCTTGTCTTAACATTTGTTCAGACTGAACTTGAGCAGTTTCTGTATCAATTTTAGATTGTTGTGCAGAACCTTCCATATTATTTTTGTAGAACTGCAAAATACCTTCGGCTTGTTTATTATTCAAACCTAATTTATGAGACTGTTCTGCAAAAGATTTAATAGAATTTTTATCTAAAGCAACTATATCTGATTTAACATTTAAATTATATTTATCTGCAGATTCTGGTCTACCTAATTTTGAATAGACTTCGTTCCATTGATCCTCTGTGGAGTTGTTATTGGGAATGACTAATTTATCTTGACCAATCATTCTAGTTGCGTTGATGTAACTTTTTGCTAACGCATCAATCTCTGTAAATTTTTCTATGTTAGGATCTTTTCTAAATTCCTCACTAATAGAATCTTTCCAGGAAGATGTTTGCGGTGCAGGAGTATCTCCTCCTCTAACTGTATTTGCTGTTGCTGTTGGTTGGATTGTTTCTGTAGATGTTGTCGTTGTTTCTACAGGCACAGTTTCCTGTGTTATCTGTTCGTTTGACATTGTTATTTTCCTTTTTCATTATCATTTTGCAGCATTGATTTTATAAATAGAAGAACGCTGCGTTGTCCTTCCATATATGCACTTTCATGACTATCTCCTTTTACATTAGTAGTAGCGTGGTAGTGGCATCTTTTTTCTAAATCAGATAAGACTTGTTTGCCTTCCTCTGTATTGAATATGAATTTATAATTTTTTTTCAACCCTTCCATCATTCTTTCCCACTGTTTATTTTCTTCCATAATTATTCTGATTGCGGATTAACTAAAGCCTTTGCTTCTTCTGGTAATGCTTTTGCTAATGGTGCTATATCTCCTCCTGCTTGTGCTAGTTGTTGCATCTGTTGCATTTGTTGTTGCTCTGCTTGTTTTTGTTGAGCTTGTTGTCTTTCGGAATTAACTTGACTCCTAGATTTTAATATTTTTTGTGGAACTCCTACAATCCCTGCCAAATGTTCTACTAGGTTATCAAAATTAATATAATCAAATACAGGAGCAACATTTGCTAATGATCCTAATATTTCTATAGCTCTCATAATAGATTGTAACTCAGAAGATTTTTGAGCTTTCGCTAAAGGAGAAACATATTCAATCTCTACATCTCTACCAGATAAAAAATCTGGTGCTTGTGGTAACATATTATTTCTAAGTAAAATATTAAAGACTCTATCAATTAATGGTTTTAATAATTCAGACTGCAGTCTACCAAGTACAGGACCTAGTAATCGCATCTTCTCTTCGTTCCTTTGGATGACTTCTGTTGCTGTCATTTGAGGACCATTCTGCATCATTAATTGGTTTACATAAAACACAGAACGAATAGCGTCTCTTCTTTGCTCTTCCATGTTTAATCCTAATGGATTGTTTGCACCAATATTTAAAGGTTCAATTCTATCTCTTGTTCCAGATCGGTAGAAGTTAAGTCCACCAGGAACAGTTCGTACAGGTAATAAGAAACCATCGTCAGGCACTAACAAAGGTGGATCTACTTGTTTCTGTGCTGCTTTAATAGTGGTCTTAGACATTTCATTTAACATCTTGACATCAGGCAAAGCGTTCATTGCTGGAGATCTTCCATAAATTTCATTAGACGATTTCAAGTAACGAGGTACTACAAAAGGAAATTCTTTAAATCCTGATACAGATAATTCATTTCCATTTTTAAATTCTACATACACCGACTCAAATGGCATATTAACTTTATCTTTTTTCTTAGGATTAAAATCGTTTCTTGGATAAACCGCATGAAGAATCTCTACTTCACCATAGGGATCTTTTTTTGCTATGCCTTGAATATCAGAAGATACATTGTCTCCAAACTTTTGAATAGCAGCTCGTGCGGAAATTTTAAATCTTCTGTAAATAGTATCTACTCTGCCTTTATCATTCTCTGCAATAAAAACTTCATTGATGTGTCTTGTTGAAAATTTAATTAAATCTTCATCATCTTCTTCAATAAACATTGCTGCTGTACCAAAGGTAATTAGATCGTGGTATAATTCAAATATCTCTTGTTGAAAGTTAGAGCGATTAAAAGCAGTGTACATAACTTCCGTTGCAGACTCCAACCAAATTTTTGCCTCATCTTCATTTTCCATTCCATCTTCTTTAAAACGCAAAGCAAACCAGGGAGTGGAAGGGTTAGTCAGCATACCATGTAAAGAAGCTGCTAATAATTCTAATGCTTGAATAGGCGAGGAATCAAAAATCAATTCATTTCGTTTATCTCCTCTAGCTCTAGTCTTGGTTACATCTGCTTTTCTTGGTTGCATATAATCTGCAACTTCTTGCCAATGTGTTTCCCAATTTTGTCTTTGACCTTGGAGTCTATCAAATCTTGATAATAAACTTTTAGATAAATCTGTTTTTGCCATTATTCTCCTAATAAACTTTTTTTGCCTAACGTAGCATCTCCTTCAACTCCTGCGGATGAAGTTAGTATGGTTGCTGATCTGCCTTTTCTTTTTGTCTTAACACTTGTTGAAGATCCATCTGCATCGGTTGCAGAACTTTGAGAAATCTCTGCTTGAGTAGGTGCTACAGGTGCAGGAGCTGGAGCTGGTTGTGCAGCTTTTGCTTGCTGAAAAAGTTTTGGTACAGATGGTAATACTCCACCCATGTTAGTTGGTCTCTCTAGTTAGGGTAGATGTAGTTTCTGTAATTCTATCTTGGTTTACTTCAGGTTTCTTGATTACATCTTCTGTTTTTAAAATCATTGGTTCTTCTACTTCATCCTTTTTTTTTGTAAGTATTTTTTTTGCTATTTTAAGTATATTTTTAATTCCCATATTATGATCCTAGTAAAGTTTTCTTTTCAATTTCAGCATCGCTAACATCTCCTAAAGGTCCAGTTAGAATAGTAGATTTTCTACCTCTTCTTTTTCTTTCCATTGCAGCTTGTTCGTCAGCCACCTTTTTTTTCTCCTCTGCACTTAGTTCTGCAGAAGGTGGTTCAGGAGCTGGTGCTACTGGAGGTAGTGAAGGCATCTTCGGTGAAAATAATGAACCCATATTTATATTATCCTATAACTATTATCTGCTACATTTTGTGGAGCAGCTTGTCTAGTGTTAATTTCTTGTAACCCAACAGCTAGATACCTCATGGCATCACAAGCGTGTGAAGACCAATCATGTACTGGCTTGGTTCGGAACATACGATTTTTATCAATGTACTTCCTATGGTAATGTCTTAACGCATCTATTAAATTTTTGCAATGGTCTATATCAATGTAGCATCTAGGCAGTGTCATGGCTGTGGCGTGTATGCCATCTTCTAATGGAATTTTTGGTACAACTTTAAATCTAATCCCTAATTGATAAGCTACTTCCCTTCTGGTTTTTCCATTGCTGAACTCCATTACTTCTATGTCATGGGGAGCAAAGTGTTCTTTGTAGATATACTCCTTACCCTTGACTACCTCTATGAAATGTGGCAGACCTTGCTTCCTCTCCTCGTAATAATCCACAATGTTTATTGCTGAACCTAGCTGCTGATAAAATATAATAGCTGTGTGGTCGGAGACTCCAATATCCCAAGCAGTAGAGACAGGCAAGGAAGGATCATAAGGTACTCTAGTAATCTGTCTTTTATTATCCATAGTTTCTAATACTGAACCATAAACAGAACCCTCAATGTTAGCTACCCAATCACATTCAAACTCTTGCTTGAACTTGTTGTCTCCCATGATCTCTTTTGCTTTTTCTAATTCCTCTGCATCTACAATCCCTGTAGAACTTGCTTTACCTTTAAAGTAAAACCAATCACCAATGTTCTTTTGTGCGTGTTGGTACATATCATAGAAGTTATTGTTCATTCCTTGAGGAGTTCCAATAAATACGCAATATCCTTTTCTATCTGAGAGTGCTGGTCTGATTACTTCTGGGAACAATCTATCGTTTACATTGGCATACTCATCTATGACGCATCCGTCTAAATAGATACCTCTAAGACCATCGCAGTTCTCTGAGCCTAGTAGGGTTATCCTAGAGCCATTAGGCAAGTCTACACGCAGCTCAGTCTCATTAAAGCGTACTCCTGGGATCTTCTCACTAAACTGTTTGATGTAATCCCAAGCAATAGACTTAGCCTGTTTAAAAGTAGGTGCAATATAAGCAAACCTTGGGTTCTTTAGTTTTGATTCTAAGGCAGTCATCAGCAAATGATTGATCATCATTACTGTTTTACCAAACCTTCTGTGGCAGACTAACACTGACCAGCGTTTATCTTTCATTTTAACATGAAGGTACTTCTGATACTTCCTAGGTGTGTAGGGTATAACGATGTTCATTAGTGTAGCCTACCATCTACTGTTCCATGAAAAGGTGTAAAGTCAAACGATAGCTCATTCATAACCCAGCTAACATATAGATCTGCTAGGTCTTTATTGGGAAACCCTGTGATCTTAATAACTACAGTATTGCTTTTAGGTTCTATAAACACCACTGATTGTATGTTGTCGCTATCGTACTCCATACCTATAGTACTATTTTATTTAAAAAGGGAGGTCTAGCAAAAACAAGGGGTGGGTTGTTTTGTGGATAGGGGGTGAGGCTGACTGTGTGGGTGTGTGGAAAAATCCCATGTATATATATATTACAAACGGCGACCACTTTATGGGGTATAGGGGGGGTATGTGTTGCAAAAATGTACCAGGTGTTGCAGGATTGCAACAGCTTTATTCCTTTAAATAGGTAACGATAATTAAAAGTTATCACTATCTATAAAGAAATCGTTTCCGATAACTTAGAGGTTATCAGTCATTAATAGAATAAAGGTAGGTCATGCAGTAATAGAATAGATCAATCCGAATATTTAATAGGATTAAGCAAATGATCAATGTATTTAAGAATAGCAACTATTCAACTTATTCATTTAATCTTTTAATATCTTTCAATCTATTCAATCTATTTAATCTATTCACTTTATTGCTTTACCTTTTAATATTATCTTTTAATTCTTTTTAATTTTTAGCAGCTAAAACAATGGTCCTAATAATATCAATCTATTCGTTCCTGGTATTTTCTTTTATATATTTTCTTTTAACCTTTTTACCTTTCCTTTATTCGTTCCAATAATCTTAATTCAAATAATCGCATAAAACATATGCTTTAAAGTATAAGTGTTTAAATTCAATGACTTAGTATTTTCATTAATTTTATCTATTGACTATTTAACCTTATTGGTTATATTGCCTTTAAACAATAAATGAAAGGTAAAAACAAAATGAAAGATACAATTACAAAAAATGTTTTTATAGATGTAATGGCGAGAAAAGATTATGGCTTTAGCTATGAAGGATCCGAAGCTCTTTTTGATTATCTTGAGCAGTACGAACAAGACTGTGAAAAAGAAATGGAATTTGATCCAATCGCTTTACGCTGCGATTTTAACGAATATAAAAACTTAAAAGAAATAAAAAAAGAATATTCACACTCGGATATTAAAACGCTTGAAGACCTTGAACGCAAAACTACTGTGATCCAGGTACCTAATAGCGATAGATTAATTATTGCAGCGTTTTAAATAAATAAACCATGCTCTTGACTTATCTATCCGATTTGGTAAGTTGAGAGCATAAACAAACAAAGGAAGGAAACAAAAAATGAAACAATATAAGTACGAAGAAATAAAAGACCATTTTGAAGATTTCATTACTGGTCAAGATAAAGACTGGGTTGCTGAAAATCTTGATGATTTGCACCTTCATGCTTTTAATACTAATTATTATATTATTGGAACTTATCAAGCTAAAAAATGGCTTGGCGAGGAAGTTTTTAATATAATTCAAATCATTAAAGAGTATGAGCAAGACAGTTTCGGCGAAGTAAATACTGACTTTAGCGATCCTGAAAAAATCGTCAATATGTATGCTTATATTATTGGCGAAGAAATTGTTGATGATTATAAAAATCAACTAGAAAATAGAGAGGTTGCTTAACAACTAAACAACGAAAGGAAACAAAAACAATGAGCTATGTATATGACGACTTCGGCAATTTAAAAAATAATTGTTTAACAGTTAAGCCAATAAGTAAACCAATAAACATTAGAGGATTAAGAACTGATGCAAATTGGAGTATTACTGCAATTAATTATGATACAAAAAATAATATTAATTCGGAGGTTGATTGTGTGTTCTGGACAAAAAAAGAAGCATTAAACTTTTTAAAAACAGGTGTTCACAAATGTTCAGTTAATAACCAAACATTATATCAAATCAAAT